ATATCAAAAAACTTTATATTCCAACCTGTAATAATGTCTATGTCTTGCTTAGACCAAAATGACATGAATTCTTGAAGTAAATGCAATTCATTTTCACAATCAAAATATTGAACATCATTTCTATGTTGTTTATATTCACCACAACCAAATACATAATATGTTCCTTTAAAAGAAACAGTAATTGAAGTAACAGGTTCAGGAGCAGTTTCAGGATTAGGAAATCCATTTTCTGAACCAGTTTCTATATCAATATTTGCAATTGTTATTGTACTTAAATCGTATTTAAGTTGATCTGGAAAAGTATCTGCTATGAATGTATAATGATAATTCGTATTTCCAAAAATTTTAAAATTATCAACTCCTTCATATTTTTTAATGAAGTCTCTACATTCCCTAATAGTACCAGGTTCTATAGGAGCAAGATATTGCCCCTCAAGACTCTTGTATTCTGTAGGTTCTGGTGAATTGATGTATAAGGTGGGATAGTAATCCAGTTTCTTTTTGAAGTGCTTGCCGTTAGAATCTATACCTCTGTAATAGATTTTACCAGCCCAATTTTGAACATTTGTGTAGAAGGTCATGAATTATGTTTGTGATACCAAGATTTATCGTATTTACTCCCTAATTTATCTAAATTATCATAGCACAATAAAATGTGTTTGTCAATCCATGTCCGTTTATTAACAAACACATGACAACCAAATAATATTTGCAAATATATTTTCCAGAATAATGATTTTAAGGCTTCCATGGCAAGTATTTGCCTTTAGTTTTTTTGTTAATAATTAATCCAGTATGTCTGTTTGTTCCATCATTTCTATATGAGCAATGTACCCAACCACTATTGGGATCGGCATCTGGATCGTGAAACTCTAAAATGATTTGATCGAAATCTAAATTCTTATAAACCCACGTTGCTAATTCCAAATTAGACAAACCATTAATTTCAAAATCGGCGGCCTGGCCTTTTGCATGTTGGGATTTCCCAGAACTACCTACTGCTTCGCATAATTTTACACATCGATATCCAGAATTAATTCTTACAGATTTTGCAAAATGTTCTCGGACAGGTTGAAGAATTTTAACACATAGGTTTGTCAAATTAATAAGTTCTTCTGTTCCAGGATCGTTTTCAATATTCCGTCTAATTGCCGTATCTGAAAAAGTCATTTCCTTTAAAGAAAAATTCTTTGTAATTTTCAACTTTTCTCCTATTAAAATAAAAAAGGGGGTACATTTGCACCCCCTTTCCGTTGATAGTCAAGGTTTCTTAAACAACCTTGTGATCTACTACTTTTACTCCGTCATCTATATCAATTTTGCGAGGCCTTTTCTCTTCAGGTATAACCCGCTCTAACTCAATTTTAAGCAAGCCATTGAACAAATCTGCACCCTTCACAATGACATCATCAGCAAGGTTAAATCTTCGGGTAAAGGTTCGCTTGGCGATTCCTTGATGCAGATAACTTTCATCCTTTTTGTTTTCGTTTGGAACTGTCATTATAGTAAGTGTTCCATCTGCTAATTCTACGTCCAGGTCGTCTTTAGTAAATCCTGCTAAGGCAAGTTCGATCACATAGTCTGTGTCGGTCACTTTGCGAATATTATAGGGCGGATACCCTTGTGAACTATTCGCCAATGTTACATCATCAAATAGACGATTAAAAAAAGAATCAAACCCTACTGACATTGAAAGTGAGCGGTTGAATTCTTCGATAGTTTTCGGTACTAAGTACATATTATCTCCTTATAGGCAGATTAATTAATTAATCCTCTGCATAAATGCCAGAGGGAAGTTGCTAATTGCAACATATGAGAGTTTCAGTTTAACCCTCAAAAGAACTATTATACTACTATATATAAAACTTGTCAAGTTCCAGTGGATCCAAATCCACCATCTCTATCTGTTTTTTGTTCTGGTCTATTGTCAATACGACCAATTTCAAAACTTTCTGTCTTACGTAATTCTGCTTGTGCTATTCGATCACCATGTTCAATTGTGATAGGATCATGAGAAACGGTTCTCATAATACAATTACATTCTTCTACATAATCCTCATCAACGATTCCTACATTGTTTGCAGTAATTAATCCCTTTTTCAATGCGTTTCCAGACCTTGGATGTACTTTTACATAAAAACCCGAAGGAATATCGAAAATCATTCCTGAGGGAATAAGATATCTCCACCCTGGAAGCATTTCAAGAGAATTAGTTTTTAAAACAAGTTCTTTTTTACGATTGTATTGATTATATGCTAAAACTGTAGAATCTTTTTTAAGATATGCTTTAATATCAAAACATGCCGATTTTTCAGTTGCTAAAGAGGGTATTTCAACATCATCATGTAAGCAAAATACACCCAATTTGTGTGTTAATTTTACAGTATCCACAGTATCCCAATAGTCTTTCATTATGATTTTTTGCCGATATTATATTTCGGCGTTAATGTCCATTCTTCTTTTTCTGCAAATGATAGTATTTTTAATTGATTTAATGGTAGAGTTGGGTCTTTAGTTTTTTCAACATTAACCAACTTTACAAGATTCCATTCTTCTAAAAGATTCGATATTGTATTTCGTCTAGCAACATCTGTATCTGAAAAATTATAAGGTTTACCATCTAAAGCAAACAATTCCTTAAAATGTACTATATAATATTTTTGTTGTTTATGTAAAATATGACAAGATTGATAAAGTGTTTTGTCTTTTCGACTAGCAACACCTATACGAGTTAATGTTTCTTTTACTTTTAAGAAATCATCAGGCTCGTTTAAAGTAATCTCGACCATTTCACCGATGTCATATGCCATCTAGTTCCTTTCACCACCTCTATCTAATTTTTCTTTAATTTGATTTATCTTTTCCATGGAATGCAAAGGTAAAACTTCTTTAGCCCTATGCACATTATATCCATAATATTCCATGATCACCTTGATGTTTTCGTCTTCCCCAAGTTTTAACCACTTAGGAAACCGTTTGTTTCGTCTTATTGTATTTATTAAATAATCAAATTGAAGTTTTTTCTCAGTATTAGGTCGAATATTCATTTCATTTGCATGAATAACTGTATCCATAGTATAAGATAACCCTTTATTTACAATAAAAGGGAGATATTTTTTCTCAACCTGATGGTCGATATCGTCAGCCATCAGGTTGTTTTTACCATAATTTATTTCATTTAAAAAGTCAAATGGAGTCATTATATAGAATCTTTCAATTTAAGCGGTTCTGCTTGTTGTTTTTGAAAATCTTGATTCTGAAGAAGCATTTGTTTTGCAGAACATTGATAAGTTATGTCATATGCAATTGCGGCATTTTCTGGTGATAAACTACCCGCTGGTGGCATTCCAAAAACTTTTTCAAAGTAATCTAATTCAAATCTTCTCTCATATTCATCTACTACACACCTTACCATTAAGTGTAAGTGTTTTGGAACGAATCTTTGTCTTACTCCATGCATACTAGACAATTGAGTAAATAACATTACTGTCCAAAATTCCTTTTTTAATGGATTATCCCAGGATTTTACAGGTGCTATTTCAACTGTAGCATTATCTGTATCTGGTGGTGTATCAATTTTTGGTTCGTGTTTTGTACACCCATAACCAATACCTATCATCAAAATAAACATAATAAGCATTGACTTAAACATTAGGCCCTTTACTTAAATTGACATTCTACCATTACTTCTACTAAACATGCGACTAAATTGAGTTCATGATCTGCCGCAAATGCAGATTTATATTGATAGTCTGCCAAAATTAATACTAATTGAGGTACTGAAGTTGTGTGAATAAAATCAGATGCAACATCATAAATCTTCCTGTAAACTCTTTGTGGATCATTATCCAAATTATTGACAACCCACTTTCTAACCTCGTTAAATTTTTTATCCTTCATATGCTTCATAAGTTCAGTAAGATTTATGTCAGAAACTTGAGACAATATTCCTGAATCTATGCGTTCATATTTAGAATATTTTTGGAGTTCGTTTAATACTCGGCGATAATCGGGAAAGTGTTTCATTAACACTTCTGCTACTACTTTCTTATCATAATCAACTTGCTCTTGATCTAGGATAGTATAAAGTCTTTTTCCGAAATTCGATCCAACATCAACCTTCTCTTCTTTATTTATCTTGAAATCAATTACCTGACACCTAGAATGTAAAGGTTCGATAATTCGATTAACATAGTTACATGTCATAATAAATGAACAATGTTTTTCAAATTCTTCTATGAAGGATCTTAAGGCAGGTTGTGTGGACTGAGGATTTAGATAACCTGCTTCGTCTAATATAACAACTTTTCTTCCACCATCAAAACTAACAGTTGAAGCATATCCACGTATTTTAGTTCGTAAAACATCAATACCAGATTCTTCAGAACCATTAATCATCAGAAAGTCACAACCCACTTCATTACAAAGTGCTTTCGCCACGGTCGTTTTACCCATACCAGGACCGCCTGAAAGTATCATGTTAGGAATGCGACCTTCCGATGATATCTGATTAAAAATTGTTTTTATTCGATCAGGTAAAATACACTCATCAATTGTTTTAGGTCGATACTTTTCGACCCATAAAAATGATTCTCCAAACATAATTATCCATCATAAACAGAATTTGCAAGTTCGATAGCAACAAAATATTCTATTGTATCGTCTGAACTGTTAAATTTCGACAATCCTTTACTAGACAAAGACACATTATAATTTTTAGTCATTATCTTTGTAAGGTTTTCGAATTTAAAAACAAATTTGAAAGTTTTGTCAGTTTCACCGACAATTCGTCTAGATGAGGCTTCATTAGTTTGAGAATCTAATGAACATATTTTTATATCAGTACCATCGCCAATGATTCCAATCTCAGGAAGATTTAATACACTTGCCTGTTTAATTGAAAAATCTAAAGCATCGGCTTCAAGAACAAAATTAACATCTTCAGTAGGAAGTGCTATTTCTTTTCCTTCTGGAGGTCTTACAACAAGTTCTGGATCACAATATCCATATTCTACAGTTGCTTTTTTACTTTTGTCCTCAATAAGAAGAGACTTTTCTCCAAATTCAACTTCTGGATTTTCAAAAAGTGAATAAGAACCAAGTAATCTTGTTATATCGTAAATACCAAAACTCGTTGGTATATCTTCTTCAATGTTTGCACTTGCTAAAATTGCTTTAGTAGGTGCAACTGTTTTAATCTGTTTACCTTTCTGAAAAAAGATACCACTATTGATATTCGAAAAGTTTTTTAAAACAGAAACAGTTTGTTCACTTAATTTCATAATATTACTCCATAGTTTAAATGTTTAATCATCATTATACCACGTATGATAATGTTTGTCAATGTTTCTTCTTTTTCTTCTTATCTCTTAACGCCTTCCTTCTCTCTTGTCTAGTAGTTTTATGTTTTTCAACCTGTTCAATCTCTTTAACTGCTTCGGCTTCTTCAGTAACTTTTATTCTAGCCTCTCTCAATTTTTGAGATTGATCCATATGTGCTTTAGCAAGACCATTAGAAGAATCTATTCTTCCAAGATCCGCCATTGTACCATCAAAAACATATGTTCCAATATGTCCTAATTTCATCCAAGGACATAAGTGAATAGGAATGTCTATATGTCTTGCTAACTGACAAAACGCATAGTCTTCCGATAAATATCGATCAGATTTATTAGATGCACCCATAGGCATATACTGTTCATTATCAATTACAGTATCAAAATATGCATGAATGTATCGATCACCCTTGAATTGTTCTGAACGATTATGATCTGGTTTATAATGAAATTGTGGATATGCTTCTCTCCACTTGTCAAAAACATTCCGTTGAGCCATCATAAAACCAGTTCCAATTTCCAATACTTCTACAGGTTGATTAATTTTTAATTCTTTGGTTCCTTGTACAGGATTAAAAACAAAATCACCTACAAATTTTTGGAGTTCATTAGGATCTTTATCAGCAACACCAGCATCCACTGCTTGTACAATTTTCTCCCAAGCAATGCATTTTTTACCATAAGGACCACCAATAATAGGTTTGTCATCATCACATAAAACTGCAAGAGATAAAACATCTCTTGGGTCAAAATGAATATCTGAATCAATGAACATAAGATGAGTAAACTCTTCTGCCCTCAAAAATTCATCGACAAGATAATTTCTTGCTCTAGTAATAAGGGATTCATTAAATATGAAAAAGAATCTGCATTCAACTCCATAATTAGCACACATTGTTGCAAGATCAATACATGCCTTCGTATACATTCCAGCACATTGACCACCATACATAGGCGTTGCAACAAATATTTTTTTCTTTCTTAATTCTTCAACTTTAACTTCAATTTGCATTATATCTCCACGTGTAAATAAAAAAATAGAGGATAGATCAATATAGGTCTCTATCCTCTATTTAGTATGTCAATTAAAACGGTTGTTCTGAATCTGTTTCACTGGATTCCACTTCTGATTCACCTCCTTCTGAAGCAGAATCATTTGGGTTAACAACATCAGCATCAACTTTGCTATACAAATCTAGAAATGCCGTTTTGGTTTCATCATCGAAACGATTGACACACATCTGGATTGCTTTCATTTTATCACCAAAAATGGCGAATGCATTACAAATGTGAACCAATCTACGAGTTGCAATTATCTCATCAACTCCACCATCATAAAAAGTTTTACGAATGATGTCGGCCCAATTTGTAAGTTTGTCAACAAACTCTTCATTGTCACACCCAAGACTTACAAGAACTGAATTGAGAATTTTCTTCTCAACAGTAATTGTGGGATACTCTTGTTCCATTGTGATAGCAAATCTTTCAAGAAATGCTTCATTGAGAATGTTAGTTCCAATAAAACGACCATCATCGGAACCTTTACCTTTGGTATTTGCAGTAGCAAACACATTAAAACCTTTTGTAGGGCGAACCCATCGGTTTACTTTCTTGATAAAAATACCTTTACCTTCAAGAACAGGTTGCAAACACATAATTTTATTTGATGCAAGGTCAACCTCATCTAAAAGAAGAATTGCACCACGTTCCATTGCTTGAACAACTGGTCCATCTTGCCAAACTGTTTCACCATCTTTTAAAAGATAATGACCGAGAAGATCATCCTCATCGGTTTCAATAGTAATGTTTACACGAAACATTTCACGTTTCAATCTTGCACAAACCTGTTCGATCATAAAAGTCTTTCCATTTCCAGACAAACCTGTTACAAATGTTGGATAATAGATTCTAGATTTTATGATAGATTCTACATCTTTACAATGTCCGAAACGAACAAAATGAGAATCAGTATCGGGAATAAAATTTTCTGTTTGAGCAGGAAATTGAACCACATTATTTTTTGCTTCTGTCATGGTAGGTTCAACAGTAGGTTGTGCAGGAATAGCATGACTCACAGAGCCATCCATGTTAGGAATTCTATAAACTCCACGTGCAATTTTATATGTATCGTTTTTTTGCAACCATGCGGTACTTACACCCAGTTGATAACCGATTGCTTTCAATTGCGGACGAGTGATTTCGTCTATATAACCAGCATCGGAAATTGCCTGAATAAGTGCTTTTTGGTTTTTATTCATATGACCTCATAATATAGATTAAAAGTAAACAACCAACCAACAGTATATATTGTCTCAAATCTGCTCCATAGTGTCAAGTTTTATTTTGGTTTTCTACCAATAATTCTTTATCAAATCCACAATAATGATACATTAAGACAATATAATGCATACATTTTAATAAATCAAGATTATTTTTTCCGCTTTTTTTACCAAAACGTATTAAATATTTGATAGCCGCTCCTCTACAAAATTCCTCTGCAATATCTATCTGTTCAAACAAATCTTGAATTTGAAATCCACCATTCACATAATGTTGTGAATACGTATTTTCAATATATTCTTCAAGATGTTTCAATATTTCTTTTTCATTATATTTCATTTTATTTCCTCCCAAGTCCCATCTCCCAATTGCTTAACAACTGCAACAAATTCATCATAAGGTGATTTCCATTCTTCTGGAGAAATCAAAGTCAAAATGTAATCATCACCTTTTCTGTATAGGAAATAGGGATTATTTAGTACGGGTTTAAATGCAAAATTAGCACTAAGAACTTTTTCTGCTATTGCTACTCTATTCAGAATATCCTCCGCTTGTTTGACAAGTATTTTAGCATGTTCTTTTAAATTGTCTAATTGATTTCCAGCATGATAATGAACCGATTCTATTTGACGGTTTCTATAATCATCAAGATCATCCCGTCCAATTGCATTCCAATCAGGATTACGTTTGACGGGTGATCTCATGAAACCATTTCAGCAAAACTTTTCAAAACAATTCTGCTTGACAGTTTCTTCTTATTGAATGATTTAAATGCTCTTGTTATTTGACTTTTTGAAGCATCCTCTTTTACAACAAATTCTCCATCATCAGTATTTAAATCTTGACCATCTTTAATGTAGTACAGTCTATCATAACCAAGATAATTAGCGGCTACAAAAGATTTTTCTTTTCTCCAAGTTCTCATGATATCATCAGAATTTGTAAATCCGTGTTTATCTTTTGAATCGGTATCGATAGCAATGTCAAAACTCTTTGATTTAAATTTCTTTCCAATCAAATAAAAACCCAAGACATTAACTCCTAAACGATCCTTTAATATCTGATAGAAAACAGGTGTTGAACCATGTCTTCGTTTTTGACAAGAATAAGATTTCTTAGTCACAGGATCAACATAAAAGAGTTTATGTCTTCCACCAGAATTAAAATACTTTGGCGTCAAATGTCCATCTATATTAGGCATCCAATGTTCTGAACTGGTATGAGATTCTCCATCAGTAAGAAAAATTGCATTTACAATTTGTACACGATTTTTCTTTTGAAACTCAGGAATCAATTCAAGTGAAGCAATAATTGTAGCATCAAGAGGTGTTCCTCCAAGATCAAGAAAATGTGGAAGATTCCATCTAGAACTGTAATAATAATTATTCCAATCATATCTTTCTTTAATCATTATCATATGCATCATTGCTTTGTTAGTTTCCAAAGTTGTCATGGAACTACTAAACAAATTCATCAAATGTAATGAACTATTACAGATTAAGTTTCCTTCTTTTTTCTCAAACACGCCACTATATTTTGACATTGGCTCATCATTTCTTCTAGGATCTCTATCAGTAAAAGCATAAACTTCAAAAGGAATATTAACTTTTTTACAAAACATCACAAGACACAAAAGTTGATCAATTGTTCCAGTCAAATTTCCTGACATTGAACCAGACCAATCAATAAACATTGTTAATCCATGATTCTTTCCAGTAGCCACAGTTGCTACTTTTTTGAAAAGATTATCACTATATTTGTATTCATGAATTGAAGACATATCAAGCAATCCAGTATTAGCACTTGCGGTTCTCTTATACTCATCAGCCCGTTTCTTCATTTCAAATTCTTTAACCAAAAAATCAACAGTTTTTACATTTTTTGATTTGAATTCTTTAACTTTCCTGTTAGCGGCATCAAATTTGCTTGCAAGAGTTTCATCATCATAATAACGATTAGTCTTTTCCGTATACCAATCATTAATCATTTTATATAATTCCTTATGAGTAATGACCATTTCTTTCAAATCATGTGGCTTAGGAATAGTAACATATTCATATACTGCATCAGAGGTCTCATTCAAATCTTCTTGAGTTCTCTGCCATGCTTCATCAGTATGAGATTTAGGTTCGAATCTTTCATCATTAGAAACTCCACCTTCTTGACCAGGAGAAATATTGTTCTGGGATGACATTTGATCTTCCATATCCTTATTTGGATTGGCTTGACTTTGCTGATCCCCCTCTCCCTCTACAGAATCTCCTTGAGAGTCTTCTTCTGATTCTCCTGATTCTTCCTGTTTTGAATCACCTTGCATACCTTTAGAAGCATCTTTTCTTTCTTCAGATTCTTCCTCTTCCATATAATCAAGAGGAGAATCTCCAAACATTTCAGTTTCAGTATCATCTTCGTCATCATCAGAAAAACTAGATGCATCCATCATTGAAAGGTCTTGAAAATCTGTTTCACTTTCATTTTCTTTGGAATATTCGTAAAGGCGAGTAGTAATATCAAAAACTTCATCAAAAGTTTCTGCTTTATCCATTTCATCAATAAAACCTCTTTCAACATCATCAAAAGTGATTCCTGTTGAAGCACCCATCTTATAATGTAAGTTGATTCTATCGATCAAATTCAAATCATCTAAATTCATACCTTTTGTACCAAAAAAATCTTCTGATACAAGTTGTCTGTATCCTTCAATCATTGGTTTTGCACCACCTGGATACTTTCTTTTTATCTTTTTCTCAATTCTAGAATCTTCAACTACATTAAGATAAGACTTGAATCCAGGACCAAGATCACCTTTTTCAGAATGTAATCCTTTAAGGGGTGTCCATAGTGCATGACCCACTTCATGTAGTACCATTAAATCATAAATCGGACGACTCATATACTTAAAAATAGGTAGATGAATGACCCGATTTTTTACATCAAATGATGCAGTCTGAAAGTTTCCGTGTTCTACACGGATATCCTCTGAAGCAAGAAGTTTTGCTAGTAAGGATTTTGTAGACTGAAGTTCTTTCATATGAAATCTCTCTCTATGTTTATTAACCATTCACTACTATGGTACTTCATATGAAAAAACATGTCAAGTTTTATTTTGGTTATTTTTGGACTAACGAATCTCTCCAATCAAACCCTTCTAGTGGAAGATTAAACAGTTCCATGACATGCCCCGTTTTGACATCCCACATATCGTCTTTACAATTTGGTTTCTTTTCGAAACAAAACCACTTATTGTTCCAATCCATGGCCGCATATTTCATGTTATATGCTTGAAGTTTTTCGACTACTTGTTTTTTGATTGTTGCTTTCATAATATTTTATCTCTTTATTGCGATAAATCCAACAAAATTAAAATTTTGCCAGAAAGGTTGTACAGAATTAAATCCTGCGGTTTCACACATAGATAAGAGTTCACTTATCTTATTGGGTTTCATCAAATATCTGAGGTTTCGTTCTTTTTCAATAATCTCTTTTTCAGTATAAAACTGACTTTTATAATCATAATAACAAAAAGTCATCATATCTTGAATTTGAGCATCATCTGAAAAAGTCTTTTCAGAAAAGATGAAAGCACCTCCAACATTCAGGCCCTCATAAATTTTATTTATGACATCTTGCCTTGAATATTGGGGCATAAATTGCAATGTAAAAATAGATGTTACTAAATTGCAATTTTCAAATTTGTAATCTCTGATATCACCCTTTACTATTTTAATAAAAGGCATGTCAGGAGGTATTACAAATTTATCATAAAAATCTTCTTCAATTTCTACACCGATATATTGTGCAGTAGGTGCAATGCTAAGATTTTGACTATGCATTGATTCTAACAATTTACCTGTAGAACAACCAATATCTACAACATTAGTTTCGTTTTCTACAAAGTATTGTGAATATCTTAAAACATCATTCCAAAGGGCATCATATCCACGAACCGATTGTAAAATGTGTTTATCAAAACCTTCACTTGCAGTTGCAAATGTAAATTTAGGCATTATTATAACTCTGAATAGGGTTTCAATACTTGCTTGTATATACTACTAGCAATTTCTTTCATCATCTTTGGGGCAACCATTCTTCCTAATCTTTCTGCTTGTTGATCATACTCACCCGTAAGAATAAAATCTTCTGGCATACCCATCAATCGTTTGAATTCTACGATAGTTGGTTTACGATTTTCAGCATAATGAAAAACACCAGATAATCCTTTCTTTTGTCCTTGTTGAGTTAAAGTTGGAGAAGGAAGATCGGGTGCAGGTCGAATCATATTAAAACATGATCCTTTAGGATTAAACTCCCGAAATTGTTTATCTGAGGGTTTGAGTGGTTTTTCAGGATTGAATGGGATGAAACTTAAAAATTTCTTTTGAAATGAACCCTCAACATAATCTAAAAGCATTTTTACTTCTTCAGGATCATTTTCAATATCATCAAAAGCCTGTCTCATTGTAACGTGTTTCGTTACAGTTTTGGTGGGAAAGATACCATTTATATTCATAAAATTAAGACCAATTTTTTCTGCAACATCTTTTCGAACACATATGAAAATTGTTCTTTCTCTTGCTTGAGGAGTTCCATAATCTGCCGCATTAATAACTTGAAACGAAACTTCATAACCTATTCGTTCAAAAGCAATAAGAAACTCATCAAGTTTTTTCTTAGATTCACCAAATGTTATTCCTTTAACATTTTCTGCTACAATAACTTTCGGTTGAATTCCTTTTGCAATTCTTATATACTCTAAAAACAAATCTTCAATACTTTCTTGTACTTTGTTTTCTGAATATTTTTTAATACCATCTTTCTTTTTTCGTTCACCAGTCTCTTGTACTATTTCATCAGTTTCAAAATCAATATGATATGCTACTGTATCTTCTACATATCCTTGCCATCCTTTATCTCTCTTACCTGCAAGTGAAAATGCTGAACATGGCGGAGATCCATCAAGCAAATCTAATTCACCGACCTCAATACCTGCCATTTCTAAAAAATCATCTGATGAATATTTTTTAATATCGTCAACTAAAACTTTTGTATCTGGAAAATTTGCTTGATAAGTAGAAATTGCTTCTTCAACAAATTCATTGATCAAAAGAATATTTGCTCCAGCAAGTCTATAACCAGTAGAACTTCCTCCACCACCAGCAAAACAACTAATGACATTAAATAATTTTTTTGAAGATTCTTCTTTTACATCTTTAACGTAATATTTTTGATAACTCATACAAAAAATTCCTCTATATTTGTTTGTGAAATTCCATTCTTATAATCTCTCACCAAATCCATTATTCTGGATCTATTGTATATGTTTATTTCCTTATTGTCAAGGAGTTTTTCAAAATAATTTGGTATTCCTGCGGCCAACTGTAAATTAAGATGATTTCGTCTTTTAATTTCTTTTAATTTAGGAAATGCTTCAAATATCGGTGCTTTCTGATATGGCTTGTTAAAATAGTTCCAATCAAATTGAATCATCCAATCCCAAACCTTTTTATCAACATATGGAGCAACTATAACAGAATCTATATTATCTGCTAATAACATTTGTTGTCTTATTCCTACAGGATTGTCTACAGTAAATTTTTGTGTAGTCTCATCTAATCTACCAAAGTAACCTTGTCTAAATTCGTCTATCAATTCTTTGGTGTGTTTGAAATGCATGTTTGCTCTTTTGCTTACACCATAATAACCATCAGCCGCGATCCAGTTAAGATATATTTTTCTTTTATCTGAGGATAGACATATAAAAAAGGAAACGTACATTCTACATGTGTTTTCTTTTTACATTCATATTTTTCAATCAACGTAAAAAAATCTTTTTCAATATTATCAACTGGAACATCTATAATATTAAAATTCCAATTAAAATGTTCACATGCTTTTTGAGAGGCTATGCTATCGGAAGTATCCTTACCTTCTATACGAAAAGTATAACAGTTTAGATTTTTACCCAATGCATCAGCGGCCACTGCAATTGAAAGACTATCAGTTCCACCTGACATTAAAACTGCTACAGTTTCGTCTGGTGCCTCTTTCTCTATTATATCAGAGATTATTTTGTTTAACTGCTTTGGCATGTCTTTTTAGTCTTCTCATGTATATTTTCATTTTCTTTCGTGCTTGTTGCATATGATAGGGTTTTGCTCTATCAAAAAAAGTATAACCATTTAAATGATCATATTCATGAAGAATTATTCTAGCAGAAAGTCCTATAAAATTTCCATTGAATTGTTGACCTTCTTTATCGTACCAATTAATAGAAACACCGCTTGGTCTTGCTACATTAGGAAACAATCCCTCCCAAGTAAGACATCCCTCTTTCATCATAGTCTTTTCTTCTGTTGCTTCTATGACTTTAGGATTAATCATAACCAAGGGTTCGCCTTCATGTAACATAGCAAACGATCTGCAATTGATACCTATTTGATTAGATGATATTCCTAATCCTTGATGATGTTGCATATTTTCAATTAAAGTATTTTCTAACTCTTCACCATTTAAAGTGTGCAATACTTTTTCATTATCAAAATATGTAACTTTATTCGATTCGAAATCAAAATCATCTAATTTAGTTTCTATTAAGGGATGTACCCCATCTACGAGATTTAGGATCATGTTACTATTTTGCTAAAGTTTTTGTATTTTTCGAATTTAATCATGTTTTTAAATTTATCATAAAGAACTTCTCCTTTATGACTTATGACAAATACATTCGAACCAATACCTAGAGAATGAAGTATTTTAAGAAAATCACTTGTACCATCTTCATCAAGTGAACTATCGAACACCTCATCTAATATGAGTAAATTTGTACTCATACTGTTTTTTAATTTAGCAATTGCTCTCCATGTAAAAAGTAATGCTAAATCAATACGCATTTTTTCACCTTCACTAAATGAAGCATAGGTAAATTCATCACGAAATCTAGATTGAATAGTTTCACTAAAATTTTCATCAAGATTAAATGAAACATAAAAATCCATTGATGCCAAATACTTATTAATTAACTTGTTCATAATTGGCAGATATTTCTTGATAATCATTGTTTTAATACCACCATCTTTCAATAAGACACTTGCAGTATTGAATACAGATAATATGGTACTATGTTGTTCCTTCAATGTCAAGAGGTTTTTTTGGTCTGACCTTAATTTTTTTAATTTCTTTGATGCATCTGCAACATCAGCACCCTTTTCACCCAACTCTTCTATTTCTTCATTAATCTTCTGTATGTACTGATTAATAGCAGAAATTGAAGCATTGTGTTTAGATATATCTCCTTGTAAGTCTGAGATTTTTTCTTGTGTCTCTTTTACTTCATTAATCTGTTTAAGAGATGTTTGTATTTCTTCTTCTATTTTCTTAAAAGCATCCTTGAGTTCTTCTTTCTTTTCTTCTTTTGCATGAATTTCACATTCTCTGTGATCATCATCAATAGTTTGTTTACATGTTGGACAATCTGTATTTTTATTATAAAACTCAATTTCACCTTCGACTTTTTTAAAATTCTTTTCAATGTCGTACTGAAATTTTTCTAACTTATCATGTTTATTTTTCTTCTTTTCAACATCGCCCATATGATCTTTAAGATCAATAATATTATTTTCTACATCTTTTACCTTATCGTTATACTCTTTTATTTGACCAAAAGACTCTTCAATCTTTTTTTGATTGTTTTCTATCAACTGTTTATTGTTTTGTTTCATCTTTGAAATATAATCCTCTTGCAATTCTAATGAATTTTCAGTCTTTGCAAGATTTATTTCATTTTGTCCTTGCTCTCCTTTTAATGTAGATACTTTTCCTTTCAGAATTAAATTCATAGTTGAAAATATTTGAATATCAAGCAAATCTTCAATAATGACTCTTCGATCCTTATCTTTTAATTGCATAAAAGGAACAAAAGAAGAACTACCAAGAATTACTATTTGAGTAAAAGATTTATAGTTGAGTTTAAGTATATTTTTCTCAAGATGTTCTTGATAATCTCTAGCCTTTGAATCTTGATTTATCATCACACCATCGACTTCAATTTCAAATCGATTAGGTCTAATTCCTCTACGAACAAGAAAATGTTTTTTGCCTATGGAAAACTCTACTTCAGCAAGACAACCAGTATCGTTGATTGAATTGATGATTTGAGATTTAACAATATTACGAAATGCTTTTCCGAAAAGACTGAAGGTTAATGCATCAAGTATTGTAGATTTACCAGATCCATTTTCACCTACAATCAGAGTGGTTGGATTCCTTTTTAAATCAACTTCAATAAAGTTTTGACCAGTTGATAAAAAGTTCTTCCAACGAATCTTATGAAAGATGATCATAGTTTGACTTTAAAATTTCAATTATTTGTTTTTCACAATGGGTGAGTTTTGCATGAGCAAGATCCCTATTTGATTGAAACTCATGCTTTTTGCATTTGGTATGTTCTTCTTCTAATATAGACAATTCATCAAGTTTTGTCTTCAGTAAGAAATTCAGGTTTTGGTCCATCATTTAATTTTTCTAAATTACTTATAATAATATCATTAATATGCTTGTTAAGAGTAACATTTCTTTTATGTGCTTCTAATGATAATTTTATTATTACTTCATCAGGAAGATTTATATCTATTTCATTTGTAATTGTTGCTTGGTACTCGGATTCTTGTTTAAGCCGAGATTTCGTAATCGAGGGCTTCATTGTACAATGTCCTTATTAAGTTGTCAAGTTCTTTTTTATCTTTTTGAATGTTTAATGTATCTATATATTTGCTTAAAATAGTCAATGTGTCTTCTGCTTCATCAATAACAGTATCATCATCTTCGAATTCAAGATCCACGTTCTCAACAACTGACACATCCGCCACTTCAGTTTTGTATAACTCATCCAACATCGTATCAAACCAATATGGATTTTGCTTCGTAGTAACAATGACTTTGACGATAGATCCTGCATATTTATCATAATCTTTCTCCTTAATACTTTCAAATGTTTCTTTAGAATCATCGTAAAAGATTTTATGAAACATTTTATAGGGATTACGAATAAATTCTAAATTTCTTGTTTTAGTATCAAATATATGAAATCCTCTATCATCTCCATAATCAGACCAAGTAATTTCATAAGGATTGCCGAGATATGTGATACCACCTTGTGTAGATTTATGATGAAAGTGTCCACTATAAACTAAATCAAATTTTGAAAACATGGTAGCATCAAATCCAATATCACAAATATGTCCTCGGTGCATTTCAAATCCATTAATTTCAAGATGTCCCATCATAATTTGTGCTTTAGATTTTTTAATCGCATCCACACATTCTGTATAATTATCAGAATTAATCCAAGGCATCATTAAAATTTTAGTACCTTCGAAATCATATTCTCTTGGACTTGGATATATCCATGGTTCAAATTCATTATTAGAAGAAGTAAACAATTCAGTAAGTGAATTTACTTGATTTGTATTTTTATAGTAGATATCATGATTACCCACTATCATGTGAGTATCAATTTTTCTTTCCCATAATTTCTCTACAAAATTTTCTCTCAAATCATTTGCAGTTTTAAAATTAATATATTTTCGTCTGTCAACAACATCACCCAAATGAATACATGTTTTTATATCATGTTCATCTAGATAAGGGAAAAATACATTATTATAAAATTTTGAGAAATGGGTTGCAAAAATAGCACTATCGTTTCTTGCTCCCCAATGAGTATCAGTTATTAATGCTATTTTCATATTCAAAAACCGTTCTTATGTTAGAAACATTATCGTCCTTTTTCTTTCTTTTCTTGAATCTTTTTTCTTCAAAATCTTCAATAAATTCTGATATCATATTTCTAGTATCTGCTGAACCCACCAAATTTAAATATGATGTGTCATCACTATCACTACTGTCTATATGATCTTCAAGATAAGAAAGTCTTTCCATCTCTTTATATTTAATATATAAATTCTTTTTTTCTTTTTGGATTCTTCTAACAAAAGCCCAATATATTATTTGAGTAAAATAAGCAAAAGGGTTTTTCGATTTTTCTGGATTAAAATTATTAACATATTGAAGACAATTTTCTATACCATCAGAAATCATATCTTCTTTAAATGCATAATTTATAAAATTGGGTCTAAAAGAAAGTCTTTCAGCAATAAGTAAAAAACACTCTCCTATATAATCTGGAACTGGGGGAGTTTCTTTTTCTTTCTCCTCCGCTTTTTTTATTTCCTCTTTGTATTCAATCATAGCAACAAGGAAATCTTCATTATTAATATAATTAGCCATTGCACTCCTTTTAAAAATGTCTTATTACTATATCATTATATTATGGAATTGTCAAGGTGTTGACTTTTCTGAAAATAGTTGGTATAATAGGTGTGTACCGCTTTTAATGTTAAATAGTATTAAATATTAATTGGAACAGTTATAATCTTGTATTCAAACTGTTCTTCATTATATATTTTTACTCTTTCTATAAAATGATTTAAAGTATAGTTTTTATGACTCTTGTACGAAAAATCGTCTGATATGTCATATAATGTAGCCATTTCTTTAGATTCGTTCTTTCTAAGACCTCTTCCTATACTTTGAAGATTCCTTACCCTTGATTTACTAGGGGAAGCAAAAATGACATTGTGTAGATTAGTAATATTGATACCAGTAGAAAAGGTACCATAACTCGCAACAATAATGGCATTTGTTTCCCGTTCAACGATTCCTCGTATATCTTCTCTATCACTTGTTTCTGTCCCTCCGAATACGAAAAATATTTTTCTTCCTTTTTCAAAGTTCTTTTCCTTTATAAGATCATAAATTATTTTACCGTGCTTTTCTACCATTTGAAATAGCACTAAGGTGTTATTGCTTAAACTTAATGCGAGGTTTCTAATAAATCTATTTCTTGCTTCATTTGAAACTATAAAATTGATTTCTTCTTTATAGTTATAAGATTTTATTTGTTTATTTAATTCTTCTGGATATTGTAAAACTAAACATTTAATTTGAAATGGAGATAGTGTTTTACTATCTATTAATTCTTTTGTAGATGTTACTTTATATGTTTGTCCAAACAATCCTTCTAAAACTAATTTATGAGTTTGAGTACCATCTAAAGTTCCAGTTGTTCCAAATTTATATTTGGTTTTGACTGTTTTTTCCATTATAGATGCAAGAGATTTTGCTTTAAAAAGATGTGCTTCATCTCCTAGAATAAAATCAAATTCTGTATAATAATTGAGAGGCATTTTATATAATGACTGCCATGTTGAAATGTAAATTGATTTAGATGAAACCTTATCTTTACCAGCGTATATTTCATGAATATTTTCTAATGCATTCCAATTATCATTTTTAGAATATTCGTTGAAATCACTCTTCATCTGTGCGACTAATGATGTTGTGGGAACAATAATTAATGCTTTAAATGTAGGAAGTTTTTGTTGATAATATCTAAGAAGTAAATAAATTATGAAAGATTTGCCAGATGCCGTAGGAGAGAGAAGCAAGCACCTTTCATGATTAATCGCATGTAAAAATGCATCAATCTGGTAGTCTCTGGCGTGGATATTTAACACAAGACTTTTAACAAATCTTTCATAATCGTCCTTGTTATATTTATTCAATATTCTAGGAAAACTTTTATACTCTACTTCATATTCTCTATCCTTTGTAAATCTAAGAAGATGATTTAATAATCCTGTATATAATTCTTTTGATCTCAAATTATAAAGTCTGATTTTACCATCCCACATTTTATTTTTGTAAGACGGCATAAAACGATATCCAGGAACAAAAAAAGTAAAATATTCACTTATTTCTTGTTCTACTCCAGGTTCAGATTGAACCAACATATGAACTTCATTTTTCTTATCTATCGAAATTTTTTCTATCATCTCTTAACCAAACTTTAGAACCAGCCCAAACATTATCAGGCAAAACCCAAACTTCATTAAAATATTCTCCAACTGCTCTTGCAATATCTCCATGATTATAATTATGTCCCATAATTAAACCATATTCATGAACTTTAGATTCCCAAATATTTAAAGATTTTTTCATACTTTCATAATCTGTACAATCATCTATAAAGACAAAATCAATTGAATCATCTTTGAATTCTTTGGATGCTCTTTCGGGTGAATCAATTATTAATTGAAGATTATCATAATCTAATGCTTTTGGTATTGATTCTTTATGTGGACCAATTCCTATTATTTTCAATTTAGGTAGTTTTTTATCAGCAACATGAAACAATGTTCCATCAATACCCTTACCACTAATAACACCTAATTTATATTTAAACGTAATAGCATAATAATGTATTACTTCCCATTTTTTCCAATAGAATGGATATGCGAATTGCACTCCCAATTCTATAAAGTGTTTAAGATCATTCATTTTAGTAATTTAACCCATTTTTTAACAATTAAATCAGGATCGAATTTTTTCATATCAACTGAAGTTTTTCTTTTTTCAACTCCGTTCATCCAAGAAAAAACATCATCCAATGTTGTATCATCTCTTATAAACATATTATGTGGATCTGTTAAAATTTCTTCTGCGGCATCTTGCTCATGAGTTATAACAGGAACCCCTAATTTATTTGCTTCAAGATAAACTAAACCAAATGTTTCTTGAGGAAGTCCTACTCTAAAAAGACAAGCGGCATTTGCTAAATTTTTTAAAACTCCTTCATAATTTAATTCACCTAAAAAATGTACTGGATAACCATGTTTATTAGCATCTTCTATTATATCTGTAAATATTTTTACATCTTTTCTTCCCTTCTGAGGAGGACAACATGCATAAAATGGTCGTTTCATTCCTTTATCATAAAGAGCAATATATGTCATTAGTGCTTCTTTAAATCCCTTACCAAAAGCACTCATCCAAAAAAGATAATCTGCTCTTTTGTTTTTTGGTATATGTTCATCTACTCCTTTGGGTACCATATAATGAATAGTCTGATCACCCTTTACTTTATTATTTTTATGAACATATTTTTTAAGTGCATCAGATAAAAATATTCTAGGTACTTCTTCATGACAACCTGTCCAATTATGTAACCAAATGAATTCCTTATCTCCGCAATTTTTTTCTAAAGGTGATAATGCTCTAATATGAGGATTAAACATCTGATAACCCTTCCAACAATTACCATCATATGCTATATGATTGCAATGAATTCTAACCCTTGATCTAGCATAAAAATGTCTATAATAATTTAAATGTTTTACATCATTTATCACTTGATCATGACCATTTGTAAATGAATGTACTATTCCAACATTAAAATTTTCACTAGCAAGTTTCTCCGCAACTGTCATGATTTGTCGTTCGGTTCCACCCATCGCACCACCATCAGTTTCAAATAACTGAGGCGAAATTATCAAATAATCGTACATTATGCTCCTGAAGTAAATTTTCTCCAATCAATTATATTCTTAACTAGAAAATTTCTATTGACAACGGTTTTTATAATTGATTCTAAATAACTAATTTTTTCCTTTTGATATTCAATTTTTTCTTGGACATCAATCATGTCTTTATCTGCTTCAAGAAATCTTTCTAAATCTAATTTATTCCTTGATTTGATATCTAATTCAAAAGGTTCCCATCCCATATTATCTAAACTGTCTTTGTCTATTTTGCCTGTATAATACAGCCATTTCAATTTAGACAATTCTTTCTTCCTCGACTCAAATTTAACGAGTCTTAGTTTCTCATCTGAAAAAATTTTGTAATATTTGTTGTGAAGTTCTGGTATTCTTTTTGATTCTAAATCTAATTGTACATCATCAAGAACACAATCACTGGTCCATAATTCTTGTATATCTTCTAATTTCATCAACCCTCATAATTAATGTTCTCCAATCATTCTTTCTACATTATATGTAGCATACGCAAAAGTAGCATCTGCCGCAACTGTTTCTGCATCTGCAACATCAGAAGACATTTCAATATCTGTTAAATCTACAGGAAACAAATCTGTAAATTTTGCTACATACTGTGCATTTTTATTACTTGTAAGGATAACTAAACTACCATCAGAATATAATCCCCCTCTAGGATTAGGAACATCTGCATTTGCTAATTTTGCATATTGATCTGTTGAATCTGGAAAAGTGATACCCTTGATCCAATTATAAATTTCTAACCAATTTTGCAATTCTTCATCTATTATAAAACGAACACGTAATTCATTATATTGAACCTTATCCCCTGCTATAGGAATATCTCTAAGAGGATTTGTTAATAAATGTTGACCTGCAGACAATCCTGGTAAATTTGTAGATTGACAGAAAAAATTCACATGAGGAATATTATCTATCATAAATTTAAAACCAGTAGGTATAAAATAATTTAAATTTTTCGGTTGTCTTCCAGCACTTGCCATAATTCATCTTCCGATACGTTTGGTATGTTTTTAAGAGAGGTCCATTGTTCTATTACTCTTTTGATTTTAATCCTCTCGTATGTATTTATAAGATATTCAAAACCCTCTATGAATTCTTTTTCCATTTCATTTGGGTAGTCTTCAGAAGGATATCCATTTGTTCCGTCATAGATATTATCTCTTTTACCGAAAATATCAAATCCAATTAAGTAAATTACATCAGTTGAAAATTGATGATGAGCAAATCGTGTTGCCATCAAACCAGCACTTAGTCCAACTCCATCATCTACCCAAGGAGTTTTCATTATTTTACTTCCTTCTTTTATCCAAGTAATGTATGTATAATCACCCCAACCAGTGCAGAAAAATTCAAAACCTGTTGGTTCATTTTCAACAACTTTACCTTCAAAAGTTAGTCCTTCTCTCGCCATTGCAGGAATAGATTCCATGTTATTTAAAACAACTGTATTATTCAAAGCATAATCACCACTCAAAACTTCATGAGTTATATGAGGATCACCTGTATACAGATAGTCAGGAGAAAAATCTCTGTATAGAGCATTACAACCATATACTTTTGCATGTTTTTTAATTTTTTCTAAATCAATGTTTTCTCTGGATTTACCATTACCTATTATAACTACTGCCATAATATTTCTCTCTCAAATTGTTCATATGTGATATTATCAATATTTTCTATTCCCATATTATCATCTGAAACTCTTGTTAATCTTATTCCAGGACACAATTGTTCTTTTAGTAAAAAGAATTGTCCCCGTCTTGTGTCTTCTTGAACTTTCCATGCTTCTTCAGCATCAGGATATCCTGGTGTAGTAAAATTAGCACCTCCATTATAATTAAGAGTTCCATCATATATGTTGTCTCTATCTCCAAATATATCAAAACCTATCATGTATATTTGTTCTTGAGGGTGAAAATGATATGCTAATCTAATTGCACAAAGTCCAGACTGAATAGGAAAAATAATATCCATTATATCTTCAAAATAATAAATTTTATGATCTCTAGGAAAATAATGTTCTATTTTTCTTTCAACTATGTAAGTTGGATTGTCTTTAGTATATTCTGCTTCAAATAATTCTTTTAACATCCATGAATCGTTTGTAATGAGTTTATCAGGAGTAAAGTCACGATACAGAGCATTACAACCATAAATTTTTCCTAGTTTTTTTAATTTATCCAAGTCTACATTGGATCTTGACTTGCCATTACCTATACAAAATATCATATTTTATTATAAATCTCGTATTCTATTTCTTTAAATCCGTGTGCATATGCATATACAACATGAACTTCGATATTATTTTTCATTGTTTCATTCATTCTATCTCTCCACCATTCTTTAGGTTTTAATGTACAATGAGCATTTTCACCATTTGATAGAATAGTTCTCGCAGGATACATTGCTATATTTAGATAAGCACATTTATTGCTTAGTGTAAAAATTTCTGATAAAGTATCATTTATTTCATTTTCTGGTACATGCTCTAAAACATCTGTAGAAATAACACAATCAAAATCATCTCCGGGAATAAAATTATAATCTTGAACCGCAGGATCATAGAGTCCCATTTTTTTAAGACCCCATGCCAAATGAACACGATGGATAAGATAATTTTCTGCTTTACCGCAACCATAATCTAATGCAGTTTTGGATTGTGTGGAATCTATTAATCTTTTTATATTTGGTAAATGATGTGTGAGGGAATTACCTGAATAGGCTTTTTGATGAGTATGATAATGTTTGTATAAATCAATTTTAGAATGCATATATCTCCATAAACGAAAAAAGGAGTAGGTTTTACCCTACTCCTTTTATGTATACTACAAATTTTCAGAGAAAATTACATTAAGTTATTTACTCTTACGATCCTGTAATATTCGTTAGATGATGCACCAGCATTATCTGCACTAATATCCGAAGATCCTGTGCTTGTAATGTCTGCGGCTCCAGTTGAGAAAGGATTCCTTACGAGACCATAACGGGTCTTGAATCCAATTTTTGGCTGGAATGTGCTTGTGTCAACCGCACGAACCATTTGCAACGGAACGTATGGGCAATAGAAAATTCCAGCATCCATCGGT